ATACGGCCCGCAGAGTGTACCTAAACCAAAGGCGAAAGGGGTGCGCTTGCCTCTTTTGCTTTTGGCTCTTGTGTGGGCCTCTTTTGGGCCTGTCTGACAAATTGGGTTTTGCTTGTTTTGTCATGGTCTTACCTTTTGTTCTGTGATCACAAATGGCCGGTCGATCAATCAAGTGTGATCACAAAGGGAAACCGTAGGGCTTGCCACAGGCCCCTTCGACCGGTCGTTTTTTCTTGCGTTTACAAAGCATTCGTGCATGGGACCCTTAAAAAAACCGGCAAGTGATTCGTTTCGGCCCTTTTACCACCCATATTGACAACATAAAAAATTTAGTTGCCGTTAGGTATAGTACACGTTAGGGTTGTACATGCGGAACAACTACAGTACACACAGTGTACAAATTGTCGCACCTACTAAATTAACTATTGACACGAATCACTTCTGTCCTTATACTATAGTATATACTATAGAACAGGCAGGGTAAAAAAAAAAAACCCTGCCAAAACAATAGAACTATACTATAGTATAGAGAAAAGACAACTTATTTGTCATTCTACTCATTTTTTACTTGACAAATTGTCTTCTTTGTGTCACAATACGAATCAGAGGACAAAACCGTCCGAACCTTCACACAACATAATGTATAAGAGGAAGACGAGGGACGTTGATTTGTCCTCGCTTAATATAAGATGCCCTTACCGTCATTACCATATAGTGCTGTCATAGCTAAGAAAGTGCGAGAAGGCATTCGCAGTGGTGTAGCTGTGAAAGACATTCTGTCATCCATACAGAAGTATCAGAATGCTCCCTCTAGCACAGCTACGTTCTATAAGCTCTATGGAGAAGACATAGCAGAAGAGAAAGCCTCTATTGTAGGGGCTGTAGGTTCTGTTGTCATCCAGCAAGCGTTAGACGGTGACTTTAAAGCTGCTGAACTATTCCTACGGAGTAAGGGCGGCTGGTCACCTACACAGACGCAGGTAGAGGTAGAGGGCACAGAGGACGCTGACACTGATGAAAGTGCCATTGATGCTCTGATGAACCTGTTAGGAAAGAGTAGTGATAACAGCACAGACTCTTAGAGAGTTACCCGACTCTGAAGTTGCATCAGTATTACAACAATTAGGCCCAAAGAAGACTGAAGAGTTACAGCATGACTGGAACTTCTGGGCTAGGCCTGAACAGTTAGAGCCAGAGGGTATATGGAATGTTTGGGTTGCACTTGCTGGTCGTGGCTGGGGTAAGACCCGTGCTGGAGCCGAATGGGTCAGACACAGGATCAAGAAGGGCGATAAGATTGTCCACTGTGTTGCACCTACTAAAGGTGATGTTCGCAGGGTTATGGTTGAGGGTGATAGTGGCTTACTCAATGTCTGTTGGAAGGGTGACAAGACATATAGGGGAAAACACATTGGTTTCCCTGTATGGTCCCCCACGAACAATACTCTTACATGGGAGAATGGCTCAAAAGCAGTCTTCTTCTCAGCGGAAGACCCAGAACGACTAAGGGGACCGCAAGCTTATTCCGCATGGACTGATGAGTTATGTGCTTGGAACAATGCACAAGCAACATGGGACATGCTACAGTTTGGTTTACGTCTAGGCAAAAGACCCCAAGTCTTTGTCACCACCACACCTAAGACAACCAAGCTAATCCGAAATATACTCGCAGACGACAAGACGATCATTAGCAAAGGGAGTACCTATGATAATGCAGCCAATCTAGCCGATACCTTCTTAGAGGCAGTAAAGAAGACGTATGAGGGAACAAGGTTAGGTAGACAAGAACTATATGCAGAAATACTTGATGAAGCATCTGGCGCATTATGGAATAGACAACAACTTGCTAAGTGTGAGATAGACAAGGATGACGTACCATCTCTTAATAGGGTGGTTGTTTCTATCGATCCAGCTATCACATCAAATGCAGAAAGTGATATGACTGGTATTGTAGTGGCCGGTATTGATGTCAACGGAATAGCTTACGCTTTAGAAGATCACACTGCAAGATACACACCGCAACAATGGGCAGCAAAAGCCTCCGAACTCTATCACACTCACTCAGCAGATAGAATTGTAGCGGAAAGAAACCAAGGTGGTGACATGGTTCGTCATACCTTACAGACAGAAGATCCGACATTACCCATTAAGCTCGTACATGCATCCAGAGGGAAGATGGCACGGGCTGAACCAGTTTCTGCTCTTTACGAACAAGGAAAAGTAAAACACGTAAAGGGCCTTAATGAATTAGAAGATCAGATGGTACAGTGGGAACCTCTAGGGTCCACAGGCTCACCAGACCGTCTTGATGCTTTAGTTTGGGCTATAACGGACCTATCACTCAATGGCTACGCAAAACCTACGCTTAAACTAGCGTATAGTAGCGCCAAGGGACTAAGATAATGGTTAAGAAGCTCTCAGAGACAGAGGCCAAGAAGATATTAGGTGTAGCGGGTGACAACACCTACAATGGTCAGATACGGGCTGATGAGTTTCTACCTGAGTTGCGTGGCAAGAAAGCTATACGCAAGTACCGTGAGATGAGAGATAACGACAGTACTATCGGTGCTGTCATGTATGCTACTGAACAAGTCCTTCGTGATGTCGATTTAAAGGTGATGCCAGCTAATGATAGTGCAGAAGCTAAGAAAGAAGCTGAGTTCGTTGAGTCTGTACTTGATGATATGGACCATACCCTTGATGACCATATTGCTGAGTCCTTATCGAATTTGTCGTATGGCTTTGCTTGGTTTGAAGTCATCTATAAAAGACGTAATGGCCCTACTGAAAGAAGTGATAAGAAGCGTTCTAAGTACTCTGATGGCCGTATGGGTGTACGGAAGATTGCTATTCGTGCGCCTTGGACAATCTCTAGGTTTGATGTAGATCAACAGACTGGTGATGTTAAAGGTATTTATCAGGACGGGTCGGGCTATAACAACTCTAATTATATACCTACTCGTAAAAGTCTGTACTACCGCACGACAACGATTAATGGTGACCCTGCTGGTAGGTCTATTCTTCGCAATGCTTATACTTCTTATGAATATGTCAATAACCTACAGTCTATTGAGGCTATAGCAGTTGAGAGGGAACTTGCTGGTATCCCTGTTGCTCGTATTCCTGCTGAGTACTTGTCAGGGGATGCAACAGCCACACAGTCTGGATTTGTCAATAACCTGCAATCTATTCTCAGGGATGTCAAGTTCAATGAGCAAGGATACATTATTCTGCCTTCCGACACCTATCCCGATAAAGACGGAGCGCCTACCAACCAGAAGCTGGTAGATGTTGAGCTTATGTCTTCTAGTGGTAGCCGTAATATTGACATTGATCCTATTGTAAGACGTTACCAGCATGATATTGCTCGTAGTGTTCTTTCTGAGTTTCTTATGCTTGGTGGTGGTAACACTGGCTCTTACGCCCTCTCCAAGTCTAAGACAGACCTGTTCCTTCGTGCATTAGAGAGTTATATCCAAGCTATTGTTGATGTCCTCAATAAACAGCTTGTCGAGCGCCTCTGGGAGTTGAACGGTCTGAACTATGACCTGATGCCGACTATTGTAGCTGGTGATGTGGCTCCACACGACTTACGTGAGATTGCAGCATTCCTACGCAACTTGAATGGAGCCGACATTAACGTAAGTGATCATCCAGAAGTTATTCAAGACCTTATGGATATTGCTGAATTGAAGTATGACCCAGAGTCAACGCAACAACCAAAAGAACAGGAAACTGAATAATGGCAACTTTAAATGATCGAGTCCTTGACTCTGGCTTAAGCGTCCTAGACACGGAAGCCAATAAGATCGTAGTGACCTCTCAGGAAGCTACAACATACACAGAAGCTAATGCAACATATGCTTTAGGTAACTCAACATCACTTTCTATCGCAGCACCTGCTGATCGTTCTGGTGGTGGTCGTGAAGTAACTGTAGCAGCTATCACAGATGGCTCAATTACAGGCACAGGTACAGCAACACATTATGCTATTGTAGATACAGTAAACTCACGTTTGCTTGCTACTAGCACTCTCAGCGCCTCTCAGTCAGTTACGAGTGGCAACACCTTTACTCTAGCCTCATTCACTATCGGTATTCCAGATCCTGCATAAAGGCTAAACAATGGCTGTTCTCAAAAATAGGGCAAAGATGTCCACCAGTACAACGGGTACTGGAACCATTACGCTTGGCAGTGCTGAGAGTGGCTATCAGACATTTGCTGATGCTGGTGTGGCAAACGCAGATGTAGTAAGGTACGTTATTGAGGATACGGGCGGTGCATTCGAGATAGGCACAGGCACCTATACAGCCACTGGCACCACCCTATCACGCACGGTAAGCGAAAGCAGCAATGCAGACGCAGCGATTAACCTTAGCGGTTCAGCTACAGTGTTTATCGGTGCTACGGCTGAGGATATTCCAGAGACTGATCTCTTTGCTCAAAACTATGACGGCACATCTACCAAGCCATCTGCAACTGGTACTAACACAATTGCTATGGGTGTTTCAGCCGTTGCAGGGGCTGCTACTGATGGAATTGCTATTGGTAGAGGGGCAAACTGTGGAACTGCAACTCAGAATATTTCTATAGGTGCTTTCTCAAGTTGCGGCTTTAACAGTAAGGCCACGGCTCTTGGCAGAGGCGCTCAAGCTACGGGCGGTAGCTCATTGGCTTTAGGTGTCGATAGTGTATCTGCTCACGATAAATCAGTAGCGATTGGCAAAAGTAACTCAAATGGTGACGATAGTTTTGCTGCTCAGATTGTAAACAATACTACCTCCTATGGGGCGCAAGGTAATAATAGTATTGCGATAGGTCAACTTGCAAAAGCTACAGCAGCAAATAGCGTTGCTATAGGTGACACTGCAACAAGCACGACAGCAAACCAAATTGCGCTTGGTGGCACGACAGACACCGTAAAGATTTCTGGAACCTACACCCTGCCAACCACAGACGGCACCACCGGACAGGTGCTTACCACGGATGGCTCTGGCGCTGTAACCTTCGCAGATGCTTCTAGTGTTGGTGGCTCAGTAGGTGTTGATTTTAATGATAATGTTAAAGCACGTTTTGGCACAGGTAATGATTTAGAAATCTATCACGGTACGGATAATCATTCATATATTAAAGAAAGTGGCAGTGGTAATCTTAGGATTATGGGGCAAAACTTACGGTTGCAAAATGCTTCTGGTGCAGATTACTTAGAGGGTATTTCTGGTGGTGCAGTGAATATTATGCACAACTCAAATACGAAACTTGCAACAACCTCATCAGGAATCCAAACAACAGGTACAGTAAACGTAAACGGAGCCTATACCCTACCAACGGCTGACGGAAGTGCCAATCAAGTCCTTACTACTGATGGCTCTGGTGCTGTAACCTTCGCAGATGCTGGTGGTGGTGGTGCTGATCTATATGCTGCTAATGAAAGTAGTCCTGCCGCACAGCCCTCAGCTACTGGTGCAAATGCAATTGCGATTGGTGATAGTGCTATTGCTAGTGATGTAGATGCATTTGCTGGCCCTCTATCAAGAGCAGCAGGTGACTATTCGGTTGCGCTTGGTGTTGCAAACAATAGTAGTTCATACGGCGCAGGTGGAAGCTACTCTATAAGTATAGGTTATCAATCAAGAGCTATGGCACTTCAGTCTGTCGCACTTGGGGCAGGTGCCTACGTCGATAGTGACAGTAGTCGAGGTCTTGCGCTAGGTGAAAACGCCTTTGTGCAACAATGTGACTATGGTACGGCTATTGGTGCGGCTGCTAGAGTACATGGTGGAAACAGCGCAACTGAAGCGACAGCTTTTGGAAGTTCATATGCGTCAGGGACAAGTTCGTTTGCTGCGGCTATAGCTAACAACACCTCTAGCTATGGGTCTTCTGGTGCTAACTCGATTGCGATGGGGAAACTGGCAAAGGCTACTGCTGCTTCA